TTAGAATGTAATACCATCCCACCATCCACGAACATCTCTATTCGATGTATACGAAGCTGTACTTCCTTCCCTCAGCATAAAATTACAACTATAGACCTTAGCATAAAGTCGTCCTAAAGAACGGTGAGTCAGAAAATTGGATTGTACAGTTCTACCTTGACTGCAACCCGATAAGCTTAGGGCTTCCGATACCGTGTCATAGGAACTTGATGTCCTTTGTGTTGGTCCATCACAATAATATCTCCCTGAATCGGACAACCAACAAACAGCAATTGCCGTTTTAGGAGATTCAGCCATAGCCTGTGATGAACTGAAAAATAATGAATAAATAATTATTGCAGTAATGTATTTTAGAATTTTCATTTTAGTACCCTCTTAAAAAAATAATAATTCTGAATTTTCATTCATAATTCAATACGGTACATTATTAAATAAATTTTAATATACCCTAATTGGGGTATTCAAATATTCAAAGCCTTGCAGCACATGCTCTATCTTCCAAAAAATCAGCCCGATAAAAAAGAATCTGGGTACTTTTATCACTTTATTTCCCATTTTTTGTAAGCATTTTCCAGCTTTATATCATAACTGTTCTTTGCATATGCAATCCCGTTGTAGCCACGCGCAAAGGATTTCCAATCCTTACTCTTCAGAGCATTGATCAGATTATTCACTTTGATATATCGACACATGGCTTCAAGCTGTGAAGCTTCGTCTTTATACATTGCATTAATGAATGTCTGAAGCGATTTATATCCAAGCACAGCCCAGTGATAACCCATCACCTGACCAATGCCCCAGCTGGCTGATTCAAGTGCAGAATTACGATGGTACTGAGCTGCTGCATTTAAACGTCCATGCTGAGCCGAATACAGTCCATAACCACCCGATGTTTTGCTACACAGATCAGGGCGTTTGATCATCATTTCATTCAGGATCTCTGTCTGCTTACTGGCAATCAAACGCTGACGCATCACATGCCTTTCAAACAAAATGACAGGCGTACCATCCGCATTGAAACCCGAACCTTTACACTCCACTTCTATCACGGCGCGTAAAACAGCAACTTCAATACCAAGCTCAGCAGCTTGTGCTGCTATCTGTTCCATAATTAATTTTTTGTTCATTTCACTTTCCTTCAGGCATAAAAAAACCGCCTGGAAGGCGGTATAAACTTTGAATCTGGAATTTGGTTACATAGGCACTAAGCCATCTGCCACAACTCATAATATTCCTGAATATCCGAGTTTAAAAACTCATCATTTTCAGTATCATAATTGAATGGCTTGTTTTCGAGAATATCTGCACTGTTCACTGAAATCAAGTATTTCTTTAAGAACTTCTTAAAAGACTCAATCTTTTCAGGAAAAGTATTTTCTTCATCCCATAAAATTGTGTCCATCTCAAAATCCTTAATACATAACAAAGTTTGCGCATTATATTGATAACAAACCAGCTAATCAACACTTTAAAGTGAATTAAATCACAATATTAACTGTATGCTATTTAATCACACCGCTCTTATTCATTTAGCCATTAACAGATTCAGCACTCATTCCGCGTTACATTTGTTAAAAACAATTAAAAACTGTCCTTTATGTTTTTGCAGATCAGGGTTTTTCTTTGTCAGTTTTTAAAATCATCTTTTGCTTTTTTCAGCTCTTTCACGACATCAATAATCGTTCTGCCTTCCTGACCATCAATAAAGTTGAACGTCCACCTGACAATTGCCCAGCCAGGCAGTCCACAGACAAAAAAGAAACCGCCCAAAGCGATCACTCCCCATATATCGGTAATCCATTCATGCAGCCCCCATTTAACGATAATGAAAGCTCCACCCGTCAGACTCGAAACCACCGTACAGATCAAACCCACTGCCCATTCCTGCGGTGATCTTGGAAAACGCATCATCAGCACAACAGTCGCAACCATGGCAATTGCCAGTGTCGTAACAATCAACATCCCGTAAAATTTCAGAAATGCAGCCACCCCACTTGTAGAAACCGGTTCCATAAAACTCCCCCTGTATTTTATTTTCAGCAATAAAAAAGCACCCTTTCGGATGCTCTGGAATCTGAAACACTTCAGATCTGAATACCTTTGAGCTGCATCAGTTCAGAACGTATCTGTGCTGCCCATGTTTCAAGTTCCGCTTTAGTGAAACCTTTGCTGTACAGGCAGGCATAAACCACATCGGTATCTGCAACCCAGCCCAGTGGTGATGACTTCACTGAATAGCCGACTCCAACAGGATTGTCTGTAATATTCACGAGGTCAGGAATTGCCCTTGAAAGGAAAATATCCCGACCTCCCTGCAGATTGGCATATTCCTGACTGTAGGATGTGGCACTGTTTTTCGTTGCTGAATATACAAGCAGGACATATTCACCGTTAACGTTGGTACTCTGCTGACCGAATGCCAGTCCAACACCACCAGGAACACCTGCATATACATCTCCACGGGATGACATCGTGGTTCCATGCTCCTTACCATCTGCAGCCTGGGTTTTATCAACGAAGTCTCCCATCAGAAAGCCCATCCCTGGAGTTTTCTGAGCGACGACCAGAAAGGTAAAGCTTTCAGGCTTCAGTATTCCCGTGTTGATATAGTTTGTCTGATTGAACTTAAGTCCATGTTGTCCCTGCACCGGTGATCCCATCATTTCAGAATACAGACCTGTTGCAAAATTATATGCACCATGATCTTTCAGGGCATAGCCGGCAGCGAGTCCATCCTTAACCAGCGAGGGTAAAAGCATGAGATCTGTCAGCCGTTTGTACTGGGGACCCGATGGCAGTACTGCATTAATTTTCAGATAACCGTTCATTTAAAGCTCCAGAAATGATTTATATATTTTCTTTGCAAGGCGGTATGCACCTGCCTGGCTGACATGCAGGTTGTCATTCCACTGACCCTGTGCGTTTTCAGATTCAAAGCCTGCCCAGTCGTCATACATGTTGTAGTACTCCGCTCTGATCTGTGGTGCTAAAAGAAAGACCATTTCAGTGAAATCCACGAGGGGTATTGGTGGAGTGGCCACACTGGACTGTGCCGGTGCAACGACAATACAGGCACAGCCGGGTGATGCACTTCGGTACCCATTGATGATCCGGGCAATACCATTGGCGAAATCAGCAGTTGAATGCCCTCGCCTGTAGTCATTTGTACCCAGCATGATAATGACTACATCAGCACCAATAAATTCTGATAAATTGGCCTGAGCACCGGGTGAAATTTTCAGATAATCACGACCGGTACAGTTCCCGTTACCCAGCTTATTGACTTCGACACCTGCCCCTGTCGTTTTCCGCATGTGCATACCCCAGAAACAGATTTCACCACTTTTCACGGTCAGTACCACGGATGAAGTCCCGGACAGGTTAATCATCAGTCTCTGTGCAGCATCCGCTGTAACCTCAGTCTCAGCGGATCCATTGACTGAATAACTGAACACACCACCCGTATTTCCAAAAAACACACTCAGCTCATTTCCTTTACTCAGATTTCCAAGTGTAATTTTTGAGCCTGCTGTACTGCTGGATCGGGTAAATCCATCGGGACCACAGCCATAGGGAAATGCAGCTGCACCATTGTCCATGTCGTTAATGGTCCATCCACTGGAATAAGTGATTGTGATGCCATCAAGCATATTCCGCTCAGCTCCCAGATTGATCCAGCCTGAACCTGCTTCACCATATTCAGCTCTCAGCAGTTTGATCAGTTCACCTGTAATCACACTGTGCTCTGTCCAGCTGTCACCGGTAATGGCCACCCGGAGTTGCTGAGCTGCACCGGTTTTAATTTTTGCTGCTTTGGCTTTCCACTGAAACAGTGATGTTCCATCTGATACGATGGGTCTGAGACTGACGACACTGGTCAGATATTTGGTCTGAAGATAGCGTCTGTTCAGCAGTTCGACCGCTTCATCAGACAGCCCTGCAAAACCCAGTTTGCCATCTTTAATCCATACCGGAATATTTCCATCACGATCCACTGCCATAGGAATAAGTGAACCTGAAGATGCTTTTCCGATAACAACACTGTCAGCAAAATCCAGAGCACCTTCTTCAAGCCATACAGGAATATATCCTTCAGCATCCACAGCCAATGGAATAATGCGGCTTGAAACTGATGTCCCAACGCGGTCATCCGTATATTTATTGGCATTGATTACAGCGGTCGCAGCTTTCTGGTCTGCTTCTGCCGATGCTGCAATTATCACTTCATCATCCAGCTCCTGAGCTCTGGATACCGCCTTATCAAACTCACTCAGCCCCGTATCTATCCAGACCGTTCCATTCCAGTACCAGATTTTGCTGGTATCCATTGCTTTAGCAGCTTTCTTGGCTACTGTAGGTCTGGAGGTTTTCAGTGCGGCTTCCGTCTGAAACGGTTCAAAACCACCTGTGTCCATCAGCAGACGGATATATCCAGCCATGGTCAGTGACTGACGGCCAAGCCTGGAGGTGATCACTTTTTCAGTATCTTCATCATTATTGAAACTCTGAATATGCTGGCAGTCCTGGATTGTTTCCTGCACCGTTTTTACGATTTCGTTTGTCATATTCCACCCATAAAAAAACCCGCTATATGCGGGTCTTAATTTCGTTAATTTCTTCATCAGACAGTAGCCGGTTGATGAGTCTTAATTTCTGCAACCAGACTCCTGCACTGATATGCCGAATCTGGACGTTTGATTTTTTATACACACTGTGATCGACTATTAATTCACCTGTGTCCTGCCGAATATATTTTCTAAACACAACACCGGTAAACTCACCGTTATTGCGCGACCACTTCAGATCATCCACTGCACGTGTTACTGCCAAAGTACCTGTTTTAATGAATGATGATCTATACGTTTTACCGACTTCACGCTGCGGATAAGCAATAATTGCTGATATATTTCTATTTACAGCACTCGCGTAGAAAATTATCTGTCCTGCGTGCGATGCTCCATAATTATCAAAAAAACCATACTGCTTTGCCTGAAACGGTAAAAACTGAGCTGACGCTGAACTGTCAGTCTGCGCACCTAGACGCGCCTGCTCCACACCCACATTTTTGATGATCGCAGAGAAATACGCGAACTGATTTGCAGCAATACTCCCACTTGGTGCAATGATCAGTTTTATCGTATGCATGCCTCCTGTACAGTCATACTGAACTCCCTCTCCAACCCCGAACTCTGGTATCTCCACACCATGTGCTTTAACAACCGAAGAACCGGAATAGGGCGTTCCTGATGCCGATGCACTGTTAAGTATGGTATTTGTACTGCTTTCTTCAATCAGTAAGCCTTTCCGAAGCCACTTACCATCAACATATTCATGATCAAAGCGCGGAACATCAATTCCGGCATCAGAAAGTATGCCTTCCGAATTGAAATATGTAGCAGCTGAAGAACGACTGAACTGAAAATTGTCATCAAGTGAAATAACACGCTTATCTGTAAAATCATAAGTAACGTCGAATAATGCAATTTCATTACCTTGCTCATCAATTACATTTTTTAGATAATCATTGTCATTTCTGTAGTAACGGTTGTCATAGTTAATTGCTGTGATCTGCGCTTCACTCTGACCTGAACCTGAAATTTCAGAAATAAGAAATGCTTCTGAATCCTTTTCCTGCTCAAGCGTAATTGAATATTTTGCACACTCAAATCCCACCACGAGCGGCATGAATGGCAAACGTTCAAGCACCAGCTCAAACTCACTGTTACCCTGCGTTACGCGCATGGTTTCAACACGCCTGTTTGAAAGCTGCAGATGAATCACGTACTGTTCACCTTGCTCAAGAACCGCAGGCTGAGAAACAGTAATATTCTGCCCCAACCATGCGACTACATCACCAGATGAAACAAGCATCGGTTGAGTATCATCTGTCACAGCTATACGGTCTGCAACAGTCACAAGCTCAGCTTCACCGTAAGCTGAAAACTGAACTGTTTCACGCTGAAATCTGATTTTGTTCCATGCTCTGTGTGTGATGAAATGCGCTTGCAATCGGTTGGTTACACCTTTCAGTTCAACTTTTTTGGGATTTGAAATCTGATCATCAGGCAATTTGATCACAGATTCTGACCAGCTGTTATCAGGATCAATCCAGGTGACTTCCACTCCGTCATAGTCCCGTTCCATGCCGAACCGTTCTGATCTTGTTTCACTGCCAGGCTGCTTGTTTCTGTGATTAAACAAAATGGCAGAACTGATATTCTCACATTCAAACTGAACATGAAATTTACCGCTGTCCCGACGTGCATTTGCTCCAACACAACCCGCTACCAAAGCCAGTGACTCTTCATACGATGTATTCCATTTATCAAACGTATAATTGAACTCTGTTGCTTTATCAGTCCCAAAATACTGTGATATCTGATCTGAAACAGCATAGAGACCTACAACATCCAGTGTTTCAACTGATCTACGTCCTATCAGCTCATCTGTATGTATTGCACAGATAATGTCTGCAAAATTACTCGTTGCAACTTTCTGCAATGACTGACCGCCTGTTTTATATGTATAGACTTTCCTGGCTGCTATACAGTTCCACTGCCGCTCTTTGACTGACAGTGCTCCATCGGTCGCAACAGTCAGACTGCGGACAAGCGTCACTTTGTCATAGACCAGTTTATCCAGTTTTGAACATGCATATACAGACTTTAACTTCAGATCATTAACCCGTGTTGTTTTGCTTGCAACCCAGACATCCCCGCCTTTTCTGACCCGAACACGAACACCATTAAGGAAACGTGCCGGCAGATCAAAAATTTTAGACATTCCAAAACCATAAGTTCTGAGTTCCCACTCCTGATAATGACTTTCAAATATCTGCCCGGTCGGAGCACCGTTACTGTCCAGTTCCTGATAATCAACTGCAAAAACCGCATTGTACTGATAGTTCTTACCGTTTGACCCAACTGAATACATACCCTTGGGGTAATAGAAATTGAAGATCAGCTTATCAATGTCGTCATAATCAATGTAGAACCAGCCCAGCCAGTTGTCAGTCGGCTTTGACAGTTCTATCACAGCTTCAGAAATGTTCTTATCTTCAAGCTTATTCCACTCAGCCTGCACAGCAGGTGCTATCTCAAGCTCAATGTAGTTTGATGTCACAGCAGTAACAGCATTATAAAAACCCGAAATATTTATGCTTTCAGCATTGTCAGCGAGCAATGAAGATATTGCTGCGTTATTGTCTTCAGTCAGTCGAAGCCAGTTTGGATTGACAGATGCAAAATCAGACAGGGTAACTTCATAGATAAATGCACCTGATTTCACAATGCTTTGCACAGCATACTGTCCCGCCAGATCAATAATCCCGTTTTCAGTATCACTCACAAGCAAAGTATTGATCTGAATCGTTTTAAAGTTTTCAACATCTGCAATATCAGCTGAACTTGCGACTGTCAGCACACCCGTCATTTCAATATTTGCAATTCCAGACAGCACCGCATCTTTGCTAAGTAAAGGTTCAGCATCAATAATGACCTGCTCGCCAACCGTGAACTTTGCATCAAGCCCACCCCCGACCAGGTACAACCGGTTCGGATACTGCGGGTACATGGTTCCCTCAACTGCAGTGTCAAATACGGGATTAGACCAAGGTTCGAGTGTCTGCCCAGTAACTGCAGATGATTTTTTACCAATTAGCGGGGCTTCTGTAAATGCCGTTCCGATCTGCACCTGTGGTGTGCCTGTCAGACTTTGGCCAGGGGCATACACAGATGACGCAAAGCCGTCTATTGTTGCACCAAAAGTGTCGCCATCCTTGATGTCTGAAATCTCATATTCACCTCGGCCAACACACATCAGACATTCTTCAATTTCAATGCCGTCAGCGCGGTAATACAGTACCGGTGCAGCGATCAGATCAGGTATGGACTTCACTTTCCCAAAGATATCCGGTACACGACCCTTATACCGTTCACGGTTTGCACGTTTTGAAAGCTCATTGTTTGCAGATCCGTTTATGCCCTCTGGCGTTTCGGGCATGTTTAGGTAGGTCCAGACAGCCATCCCGACTGACAGGACTGCAGATGCTACCGCGACTATTGTCATCGGGTCACCTGCATGACAGACAATGTCAAATTCCTGATTTTTTGCCAGTATCTGCAAAGCAGCAGCATCGACATGATTTGTCGGGGTAACATCATTCTGCAGACAGGCTGGGCGTAAAAAAATCCGCGCTTGCGGACATTTCATTTTAACTTCTTTGAATACATTCAGCACATTATCTGTTCTGATGTGCAGAACGCTGTCACTCGAATCCAGCGGGTTCTGATAAATGCGTACTCGGCTCATAGTATCGAATCCGTTTAAAAAATTTGTACAGTGAAATCACAGGCAGGAAATGAACCCCCAGCTCTGTCAGATGCAGGACACGTTCACAGTAATACAACCCGACGTGTGAATTGCCTTTATCGTTGGTCATCAGAACAATAGTTCCGTCCCGTGGGGCTTTGATCTGTCTGTTTCTGACGACTGTATGCCGTGATGTTTTCAGCGTTTCATTCAGTGAGGATGTCAGCCCGATGAAGTTCTGACTGTAATCGACGCTCAGCAGATACTGCGCAGATTCAATCAGAAAATGAACACAGTGATAATGTTCAGGGTCATATTTCCGGTTCAGCAATGGATCTATACTTTTCATCAGAACAGACTCCGTAGACTTGGAAATTCATCAAGTGTATACATCAACCCTGTACCATTACTGTTTGCCCTTTTTGTTGCTGCTTTGAACGTGGTCGCTTCTTCATTTGTACTGCGTTCTTCAACAAAAAACCCATCTATTACACGCAATGGACTGTCCAGATTTACAGATGAGTAAGCACGGTACACAACAGCTGGACTTTCTTCAGTGTCTGCATTTCTAATGATTTTCAGCAGTCTGGGAACAATTTGTCCAAGATCATTAACTGTAATATCCAGGGTCTGATCCAGATCATTAAATGCTCCACCTCGACGGATCTGCAAAGGCATAAACTCATAAACCACTACCAGGCCATCTTCATGGGTTACTGTCACACCATCTGTATGATTAAGCACATAGCGCAATGATTGAGGCCATAGACTATGACTGATTTCTATACATTCCAGCATTGCAGCCGATGGGGAAGCATCAAGATAAAACTCATTCAGTTCTGCCATAAACCCCTCATTGTTCCAGGTACAGACTCGTTCGCCAGTTTCTCCAGCAGGAGTTTAGCCTGAGGGTTCATACCTGAATTCCAGTAATCAATAATCACATCATCAATATCTGCAGATCTGTGCAATGGCTTCACCCAGACCTGAAAACTGTACTGAACAATCCGTCCATTCCGCAGCTGCTCACTGGGCTGCGAGTTCACAGCAAAACGACATTCATGTTCTTCCAGATCATAAGCATCAGTCTGTAATGCCCAAAGCCAGTTTTCAGGCGATCTCTGTTTTTTACGCCAGAACGCCCAGAAATATTCACGCTCTGCCCTGCTTGCACACATGACCGATGCTGTAACCTGATGAACCGACCCGATAAATGCCAATCGTTGCCTCGGCATGCCACCACGCAGTGGCTGCTCTATCAGGTTCTGACCAGGTGTGAAGCCGTATCCCGACTGCAACGGGCAAAGCATAAATGTGTCCATATTTTTCCCATTAAAAAACCACCCTAAGGTGGTTAGCGTTTGGTGTTTGCCGTAGTATTCGAAACTATAGATTTGTGAACCCTGGAGTTAGGATTTCCCATCTGTGCAGGCAGATAACGATCCACTTCATCACGAACAGCTTGCTTCATGATATCAATCGTCACTGACCCATCACTGCCTTTCGTCTGTTCTGCGGTATATCCCTGAGGGACGTTGATATTGATCTGTGGCTGTACAATCACTTTTGCCTCAGATAATGAGTTCTGGCGAATTGCGTCAACAGTACCCATGCCAACACGGCGAGTGTTCTGTGGCAGCTCACCAAACCGGTTCATGTAATCAAGATTTTCTGTACCAATTTTTTGAGCTGAAGCAGCACGGATCATAAATTCACCATTGGAAGCCATGATCGGTATAGAGTCACTTGTACCCGAACCTGAACCACGAATACGACCACCGGTTGCGAACCCCTGTGCTTTAACTGAACTGATAATTGAAGCAATCTGAGCACCCTGAGCAAAGGCACCTGCAATCAACGGAAGATTTTGTGGAAAACCAACTTTGGATGCCTGAGCAATGTTCTGCCCCATCGCTAAAGATGCCTGAGCTGCAGTAAAGGCTTTATCTATTGCAAATGCCACTTTGTATGAAGTTGATTTCTCTTCTCCGATATCCTTCAGCATTGAAACTACTGCACCAGTGATACTTTGCCCATATGACATCTGAAGTTGTAATGAGTTCATCTGGTAATCAAACTCAATCATCTTCATACGGTCATGGTGTTCCTGCCAGATCAGTTCCCGTGCTGCAGCAATCGCTTCAAGATCAGCATCAGGATCTGCTGCACTCTGAGCGAGTGAGGCAACCTGAGCATCTGCAAGTTCAGAACTTTGTTTCTCCCTGGAATCCCGATCATCCTGAATCTGCAGAAAATCACCAGTTCCCAGCATATCGGCCTGTGCATAAGCCCAGTTTTTAGAGGCATCATTTAACCGTTGCTGTAACTCAGTCATTTTTTGAAGTCTGAGCATTTCAGCCTTAAATGCTCTTTCCTGCAGATCATTTATTTCAATGAGCTTTCTCTTTTCAAGATCGTATTTCATTTCAAAAGCAACTGTTTCATCAAGAAACTGCTCTTTCATCTGAAAAATACGCTGCTCTTTGGCCAGTTGGATTAAACCAAGCTCATGTGCGTACTGCTCATTCAGGAATTCCACTGCCTGATCACGCTGGCTCCTGGACAGTTCAATATCATGAGCTGCATAAAATTTCTTTTGATCGAAACTGTCTTTTAATAACTGTACTTCTGATTTTTTAAAAGAAGTATAGTCATTCAGTTTTGTCTTCAGAGCATATTCAGCAATTGATATTTCACTGTCAGCACGGCTTTGATATTCAGCAACAAGGCGGTTTTTTTCATCTGCAGAAAACCCTGCCTTATCAATCTCTTTAAGTTTATCTTTAAGATTCTCGCGGATTTTGGTTACTTCATTTGCAACATCAAGTTCAAGAGATTTTTGTAGGTCAGCTTGCTCCTTTAAAAATTCAGAATACTGCTTAAGATCATTAATCGCATCATCTACACCCTTGTTTTTTAGAGCCGAGCCACCCAAACCAACTATCCACTTATTGACTGCAGGAGCGAAGTTAGTCACCTCTTTGTTGCGCTCAGCACCTCCATTAACTTTTCCGCTTTTTGCAAACTGTGCAGATCCGGCAAGGCCGGCATTGTGTGAGCGAATCGCAGCCTCCCAATCTCCCAGTTCCTTGTATGCTTTAGCCAGATTTTTCGCCACAACTTCAGCTATAACCGGAAGGTTTTTGGAGTCTGCAATGCTTAATCCGTTATCCTTGCGATAAGCACTGGTAGTTTGGTAATAACCAATTGCGCCAGTCGGACTTACCGCGTCTGGATTGCCCTTAGATTCTTGTGCCATTAACCCAGCAAGATAGTTCTTAGGAATACCGTATTTAGCCCCTATACCATCCAAGTCGTGTTTTGCTGACAAGGTTGCCACCTTTTGCAGCATTTTGAGTTCTGCTTGAGTGTACTGGTACTTTTTCTCTGCCTCCTTTGTATTTTCCTTTAATACTTTATTTCTAGACTCAATGACCTTGCTGTTCTGCTGCTCTATTGAAAGAGTCTGCAATCCAATTTGAAACAAGTCATTGGTGAGCTGCACATTATTTTTTCGTGCCCAGTTAGCTGTCTGAACCATATTGGCCACTTGTTCAGGCGTATAACCCTTGGCAAGTAAATTTTTAGTCAAATAGGCATCGAACTCACGATCAAATAATGAAGCCTTAAAACTCTTCTGCGCCTCTGCTGCGCTGTTTGCAGCACTTTTATTTTCCTTAAGGGCTTTAGTGTTTCCATCGACACCAACAATTGCTGTCTGTGCGTTCCTTCCAGCCACCTCGACTTCAATCCCAAACAGTTTGAGTTTTGAACTGGTATTGGTCGCCTCCTGAGCATTTTTCACAAATTCAGCTGTATTCGCCTTTATGGACTCATATACATCCTTTGAGATGCGTAATTCATTAAAGCGCTGAACGGCTTCAGTCATGCTAATGGTGCCATTTCTGGCATCCTGCACTACCTGTACAACCTCTTTATTTCCTTTGTAAAGCTGCTCTATGGCATTTAGCTGCATGTTGATTTTGCTGCTTGATTCAGACAAAGCTTTATTCTGACGCTCAAAAGCGGCGGTCATATCATTGATCGCACCATCTTTCTCAAGCCCCTTTAAAGCAAGCAATTCATCCTTGGCTTTTTTTGCTACAGCTGCCTGCTCTTCAAGCTTCTTATTCGCTTCTTCTGCTCGGCTACTGAAATACACATAACCTGCTGCAAGTGCAGTTACCCCAAGAGTGACAGCACCTATTGGACCACCAATCAAACTATATAACGCAGCAGCACGTGAGCGGGCTTTATTGTTGGCTTCCTGTGCAATAGTGTCAGCTGCAGTTGCAGCAGCATGGGCGGCAGTTGCCTGAGTAGCCTTCGTTTCAAGTGGAATCACTGTAGCCTGGATATATGAAAGCCGTTGTAACCCTGTCATCCGCGCGGCAGTCGCTTTAGCATCTGCCAATTGCATTGCAGTGTACTGAGCTACAGCACCTGTTTTACGTGCTTCAGAAGCAGTTAAGGCTGCATTCGTGGTAAGTTCACTTAGGTTGACGGAATTCTTTTTTAACGATTCTGCGATAGATCCACGAATTGCAACAGTCTGGGCAAGAATGGTCTTTGTCAGGAATGCTACACCACCAATCATGGCCACATTGGCGACTGAATCCAGATTCTGTGCAAGTTCACCTAAAGCACCTGCCATAATTCCAGTAGCACTTGTAGCTTCATTTGCCTTGCCAAGGTATACAGTCACAGCATTGGAAAGCATGGTGAATCCATCTGCCAGGCTGTTTTCCATATTATTTGCGAGCTTTTCGTTTTGCTCACGAGTGGCAATCAGTGTCTTGATTAAGTCTTCAAGAGACGCTTTACCTTCTGCACCGAGTTTCCGAATTTCAGCTTCAGACTTACCTGTAGTTTTAGCCATATCTGCAATTACATTGTCTGCACCTGTGACAATAGAGATCCATGCATCAGCGTCAATCTTGCCTTTTGCCATGGATTTGGACAGGGAGTCCATGGCTGACTGAGCCTGGTCTGTTCGTGTCGCATTGTGGGTAAAACTAAACGACAGTGAATCAACTAGATCGAGTGTTTCTGTTGTAGAGCGACCAAGTGACTTCATGCCACCTGCGAGACTTAAATACACTTCTTGCGCTTCACCTAAAGAACGGTAGGTTGTATTGGCTGTAGCCAGCACTCGATCCTGTACCAATCTGTATTCTTCAGCACTTGCTGTGGCGTTACGAATTCGCGCAGCCATCTGTGTATAACCATCAGCCATGGCAATTGCTTTGCTGATAGTAAGGATGCCGCCCATGTACCCGACAAGACTTTTGATAGATGCAGACATCTCTGTCATCTGCATTTCAGCCTTACCACCTTTTACTGTCAGATTTTCAAGCTCTGCCGCTACCGCACGTGCATTTCTTTCAGCATTTCTGGAGTCAATCTCAATAACCAGTCTACTTGTTTGTGTCATTTCACTTTCCTGTGGGCAATAAAAAAGCGCCTACAGGCGCACAGACAATAAAAAACCGACCTCATTCGGGTCGGTTTTATTTAAGTACTTCTAATATTCTGGCGATTGCAATTAGTATTGAATCTGCTTTCCATATAGTTATTCCAAACAAAAAAGACACAACAAATAATGTATGTCCAAACTCTTAACGTTTTACTTTCAGAAAGCTTATTCATTGCTTTATCAACCTTTAAATCCAGGTTAAAATTCATCTATGTTCTGATCCTTTAGTCTGCATTGGATTGGAAACAAAAAAGCCCATGATTGCGAGTCACGGGCTTTTTGCTTTGCTAAATAAAATAAACCGTGTCATGCACGGCTTAAGTTAAATCTTGAATTGAAAAATTTATACTTCGTAGAGTTGCATATTAGTTATATACAACTACCCAAATAAAAAACCACCCGAGGGTGGCTCTTTGCTATGTTTAGATTTAGGATTTTAGAATTTTATAAATTTTTCCAGTTTCATTGCTTTCAAAAAGCATCTCAAAATTAGGTCTAATTATCTCGCCTTCAACTGAAATATGTTTAATTCGATCATGCGTTTTCGCTTCATTAGTGATTACATCATCTAAAGTAGCCTCAACCACATATTGCTCACCAAATTGATCCTGAATATTGAGTTCGAGCTTATTCATAAAAAACACCTTAAAAATTAAATAAATATAAATAAAAAAAACAGCACTCAATGGTTATAAGATTTTATGATGCCCCATTGAATGCTACTCAATATACCGTAAAATTAATTTTTGTTATATAAATTTAATTTTGCTCAGGTCTTGTGGATCTTTTTGCAAAACTCAAGTATTAAAAACCACTCCGAAGAGTGGGTTCATAGATATTTTTTATCAACAAAAGAAACCCACTCATGCTGATTTCTTCCTCACCCCATCCAAAAACAAATTATCCAAAGCAAAAACACATTCAACAAATACATGCAGCTCACACGGTGTTTCATACAATTCAAGGTAAGCACTTATGCTTCGCCCATCGAGGGGTAATGCAACTCCCTGCTCATAAGCACGGGATCTGGAAATAACATTGAATGCATTCAGAATGATGTGGGCTGTATAGCTGAACTCAGGCGCGTCATCAAGTTTGCGCCCAAGCTTTTCTCTGATCTTTTTTTGAAAGTCTGTCAGCCCACCTTCTCCGGTATGCCATCGGTAAAGCTCTGAGACTTTCCCAGAGTGTCTACCAGCACCCGATCCGCATCAGCCTGGATCTGCTCTGCGCATTTTTTCACAAAAGCCCATACAGATATCCCAACATCCCCCATGCTCAGTAGCTTCACAGCATTTTCAGGAGTGTAAGGCTGTTCTGTCTCCTTTCCATCTTCAGAGAACACAACCCCTTTCCAGTCTTCAATCAAATGGCATGCAGCAGCTTCAAGAAGCAACTCGTGATACAACTTATCCTCAGTGCTTGCGGTTGAGACATTGTAGCCTTTGGATGCCACCTGATTCTGTGCGCGCTCAAGTGCTACACGATAGGGTTTGTATGAATCGCCACGGATTTTAAACTCAGCCAGTACATTACCTGATGAGTCTTTATACTCTTTCCATAACGATGCATTTTTACTCTTTTGAATTTCTGCCTTAAGTGCCATTTCAATGATCCTGAAAAGCCCCCCCCTGAGGGGCTGTGATTAAGCTGTAGTACGTGTGATGGTTGGAGCTTCCTTCACATGACGGAACTCCATAGCGAGTGTGTGGTCATCATTTTTATTGGTATCTGACAAACCATCGTTATCCAGTTCAAGTCTGGTGAAGTGGAATCCATAAGCATTTCCTGCTGTATCTTCCATGCCAATTTCAGCAGTCATGGTTTCCCGTGATTCGACATAAGGAATCCATTCTTTTGAGGTGGCAGTAAGTGCCAGCGTCACATTCAGTGTGATGGTCACATTACCTTCCGTGTAGCGGTTTGGAATAAGGCTACCACTCGCAAGGCAGGGTTTAGCTGTCAGGTTATTGTTTACAGTGATCGTGAATGACTCAGCACAGGCTTTGCCGACCGTAGTTTCACCATTAATTTTGAAAGAGTTCAGATTAAGAGATGACATAAACGGGGTTGTTGTTGCTGCCTGTGGATTGGTCACCGGTGTCACAGCAGGTGTCGCATAGCCTGTAGCGCTGACTGATACGCTGCCGGTAATCTTGCCTTCTGTGTCACCCTGTATTGTCAGTTCCCCAATACGGCAACCAGTGAACACCTGAATGAGACCAACTTTTTTGTCATGTTTAACAATCGTATATGTTGCCAGCGTATCACCACCAATTTCAAGTGTAGAAACATCCGGTGTACCCGAATCTGTGAATACATTCCCTGCCATCCCCTCCAGGAACATATCCTGACTGAGTGCAGAGAGTTCATATTCGATATTGCCGGTCGCTTCACCTGAAGTAGCAATTGAGCCCTGTTCAAATCGTGAATTAACAATTTCATCTGACTGTGTCAGGGATACTGTCTTTTTTAAAGAGTCCGAATTGCGTCGAAGGGTGTGCCATTCAGGCAAAGCCGGAAGCGTATTTGGTGTTTCTTCTTTCGTAATGTGGATCACCACATCAGTGCCTTTTGACATAGCTGTCTCCTGATTTTAGGCAATAAAAAACCGCCTTTTAGGCGGTGCAGTAATTCGGTGGATTGGCTACCACCATCGGCATGCGGCAATCAGTGCCGCCATACCAATCAGAACAACAAAAATAATCACAGCATTTGCAAGCTTATTGCCCACTTTGTCAGCGCCTTGTTCGCTCATTTTTCCATCTACCTTTAATTCAGATTTTGGTGTATGATTTTCCATAAGTTGTATCTCCTCTTACTTTTGTCGGTGGGTTGAGATTTAAAAAGCTCATGATTCCAGTCATGGGCTTTTTGCTTTTCCAGACCACTGTATCGGCCCAGGTTCACAATTAAATGTGGCAATGCTTCCTAAAATTCAGGCATAAAAAAACCGTCAATTACGACGGTTCAGTTATTCCTATTTGTATGGAAGGCTTTAAGGCACACATTGAGTTGTCATGTGAATACAGCTCCTCTCTTATAAGTGTAACTCTAAATTAATTTTCTTCTCTTATGAGTGTAGCTCTATTACAAACCGCTGCGAATGAATTTCCTTACCTACTTAAGCGATAAGCCAAATCAGGAAAAAAACTACAACCAAGCCAATAAATATTTTCTTCATACTCAAACCATTACCTCTAGTAAATTCCATTATCTATATCTCTTGTTTCCGCCTGAGGTTATACAATATCTCCCACCCCTTGGACCAAAGCAATTGCTACTTGAAGAACAAGGGCATGAACCACCATAGGAGCTGCTTGTGCTCTTGTGTGTTCTTGAAGTGGTGGATTTAGTTTTGGGACTATTCAAATTGGATTTGATGTAATTTTTACTAGAATTAATATAACACCCCTCGCCAGAACAAAGCAGACTGGATGATACCCACTTGGGTTGTTGATTCTCTTTAGATATTCGTTCCCATGAGCTAATTCTGTCATATACAAGAACGGATTGTCCTTGTTTTAAGCTGCCTACGATCTTCCCATTTATTGGGGCATTTCTAATGTTAATATTAGGGGATTTGACATATTTTTTAGCTATTGGATTGTAATCATCACTTGTGTAACTTCCTTGGCTAAGGGTATTAGTTAGCATCTCCAGTCGATCTGAATAATCATGATTTGAATAGGCAGAAACATTACAGAATAGTGCTACAACAAAAAGTAAAAAACTCTTCATATTTATCCAAATTTATAATTCAGAATAAGATACTAATTTTATGGGGAAAAGAAACCGCCTCTTGGGCAGTCCAAATGGTGTTTATGATTAATTCACCACATATGCCACATTCACATTGTATTGGTAGTAACTCATACTGGATGGATCACCAATGGCACTGGAATGTCCAGCATCAATCACACTCGCTTCACGCATCTCAAGATCGTCTTTTTTATAGAACTCTAGATGCTCAACCCATTTATCAGCAAGCTGAGACAGGCTATCAGTGCCTGTATTTAATGGTGCAAACAATTGAATAAACACTATGCCAGTCGTTCTGGTACAGGGTTTCTCTCCAATGCCTGAAATAAACTTCCCACCGTTGCTCACTGTCACTTTTGCCCATAACTCCTTTTCAGGTGGTTCAAACTGTTTACCTTCAGACAAAGGATTGTTTGCAAGCTGGATGTGTTCTTTTAACATCCCTCGGAAAGTGCCAATACGTGCCATGATTGCCCGTAATGCCTGAGTATTTGTCATCATTTGTATTTCTCACAGACATGGTGAAATGTCAGAGCATAGATACCCTGTGGTGCCTGATCTGATTTACCGTTTTCAAGATTTAGCGCATACGGCAAATTGTTCTGTATATATACACATGAGCCAATCCGTGCTTTCAGGATTTCTCTGACCCCATCGCTGAAAGCTGTCTGATCCATTGTGCCTGTCGGTGATCGGTTACCCGTGCTCTCCACTGTCTCATTTGTCGTTGTATCAACTGTGACTCTGTGGTTTGAGCGAAATGTACCGTCCATAACAGGGCTCGCCATGATTACGCCCTGAAGCATTTCACCAGCAATTTTGCGGATATGATCATCACCATCTTTAAGGAGTTGAGTGGAGAAGTCAGTCGGTTTGTTTTTCCAGCCCATATTTCACCTATTAAAAAACCACCGAAGTGAGTTTTGCCAGCTTAAACCTTTAATGGTTTAAGCTTTTTAATTTTTTGCTTTATTTGTTCATATATTTTTTGGTTATCAAGCATTTTATCGCTCAACATTTTAATTAAAATCTTTTGTTTATTCTTTGATAAAGGATCCTCATTCAATGCTATGGGCTCAAATTGACTTGAAGTGAAAACTTGCTGAGCTAAATTATCCCATAAATCGTGTAAATCAATTATGATTAGCTTGGAGTTTTTACTAAATTCTCTACACTCATCATTAAACTCTCTAATATTATTGATTGTATTTACCAAGTTATTTATTTGGCTGTAAAATTTGACTCGATATTCATTATATTTCTGTGATGTATTCAAGTCTTCTTTCGTTAATGTGTAAAAATAATCAAGGTCTTCTTTGAATATCTTTAAAATCTCTTCGCTAATCCTCTCATTTTTAACCGCATTATGTTGATACCTCCAATCACTAAAGAGCACAAAGGCTGCTACAGGAGCAAGAAAAGCGGCTGTAAGAGTTAATGTGTCTTTAAGTAAATTATATGTTTTAGCTGGATCAAACTTAGTCCCATCACTAATTAACCACGCACCAACTAGAAAATAGAGTAATGTTAAGCCGAATGCCCACCAGCAAACGTACTTTATTTTTTCTTCTAACGTTTTTTTTTCCATAAATCCCCCCTTAAATATTAGAGGGATATTACTAAACTTTCCGCAACTGGCAAACCCAGATGCTTCCCGTTGGATCTGCACCAATATTCACCACCCTAAAGCTTCCTTTAATGGAGTCCCAGACATCACCAATCTGCGGTACCTGAGTCACTTCATTCTGCAGTACTGTGGCTTTTGAGTCAGTCACCTGGTAATCAGTTGGTTTGACCATATCTTTCAGATACGAGCCAAACAGCACACCCCGCCCGCTATAGGCTTCAACAGTTGTCACAGGATAAGTCTGAGTCTCAAAATCCAGCTCACCGGAACGTATTTCTTTGGAGCAGGTGAATGAATCTACCGCATCGGCAAGCTTATTACTGAATGCAGCAGCAACTTTAGACTGGATCTTATTTTTGATCATACCCGGAACACCTCAAATCCAAATCCACAGGGCTTTAAATCCAGTGAGGCAATATAAGCCCGTGCTATCTGCTCAAATTCAGAGATTTCAACGCTGCCCTCGGCATAGCTTTCAGTGACCTGTACCGTATCAGCCTTTACGCTTTCACTGGTGGTCTGGCGGGCAATACCGGAATAAATTACTCCTGCAATAATGCCTTTGATAATTTCACATGCAGCATCAATCAGAACTGGATCAACAGGGTCTGGCACTAGACCAACTTCGTTCTTCATCCACGTATTGGTTAATTTAATGAGGCGAGCTTTATCACCAGCTGGTGCAAAGTCTGCCCCCAGAATCTGCTCAGCCTGTTCCTGGGTAATAAAGCTCATGGGTTATTCCTTTGTTTGGTCTGCTTTGGCGGCTTCTTCTGCAGTCTTAGCGGCTTTCACTTCTGCAGCGGTTGGCTTTTTAGCTGCCGGCTGCAGTTCATCAATGCGCGCCTGCATTGCCGGGATGTCATTTTTAAATGCGATCAGTTCACCCTGTGCTGTAGCAAGCTGTTCTGCCAGGATGGTGTTTTCAGCAGTAACCTTTTCACATTCAGCTTTAGCCTCATCAATAATGACCTGCAGTTCAGGTGAAATACCAACCTTAAGATCAATTGTTAGTGGCTTGGCTTCAGGTAAATCACGCACTTCCACTTCAATACCGAGCTTTTCATAGTCGGCTTTAATTTGTGGATAATCACCATAAACCACCACAGACCTGGCACCTGGATCAGGCTTTTCATAGTAAGCAGGGTTCTGAAACGAGCCTTGCTCATTAATACCTGAGCTATTTTTCGCATAGATAATTTTCAATTTTTTCTCCCAAAAGAAAGAGGGCTGATGCCCTCCTGTTATGGTGTACCTGACAGATCAAGTAATGTACCCGCTGTCATTTTGTTGCTGGTTGCATGTTTAACCCAGTTTGCATCTGCACCGAGTAATGCCAGTGTTGGATTTGCACCTTTGGATGAATCCCATGAATAGCCAAGCACATCAAGATTAAAAGTACCTTCTGCACGCATAGCCATCGCAAGGTTTTCTTCATCGTTGATGTCATAGGCCCGGAATCCGGGTGCCTGAGATTCCGTAACCGTTAATGCACCCGCCTGCAGACCAAATGCATCATTATCACCCACAATATCTGTCACAAGTACCGGTTTACCCAGCGTGCCTGGCAGCCCACCGTAAATAACAAGTTCGGACTCGCCATACACCTGGTTTGTCAGTGCTTCATCAACAATGTCGAAATAAGTATCAGAATTCATAACCCAAAGTGAAATGCGGCCAAACTTATCGCCAAATTTACGCATACCGCGAGTCAGAGCTTTGCGACCATCGACGGCAATACTGCCTTTGGCAATCATGTCAGGATTACTGGTAATCGCAGCTTTCAGGGCTGTTAAACCATATTGCAACCGTCCTGCGACCAAAGCATCCGCAAGGTCATAGCCCACAATTTCAGCAAACTCTGCAGGAGATCGGGCACGGCGTTTAAATGCCTCTTCGGTAGATGCATATGGACCGTACTTAAACGGAACCTTTACGCCAACCGCCTCACCTGCTCCGATTTTTTTTGAAGGTACCTTTGCCGTGGAGTTCACATCACGATGTTCAATACTGCCACCAACGCGATAAAATGAATCCTGCTTAAAATCCCCCTGAATGATTTCATTCACATAGCGGATTGCACCATTAGACGCCTGATTAAATACATTCAAGTTATCTTGTAAGCGTTCAAGATACGCTGTTTGAGCCAGTTGATTGTAGATAATCATGTCACTGTTAACTGTAGTCGTCATTTCGACTCCTTATTTTGAAAGTTTTAAATATGATTCCTGACCGTGCTGACGGATGTAATCTGCTTTGGCATCGGCACTCATTTCACTGCGCTTTAACCCTGAGTTGTTATTTCCACCTCCATGGAACCCACCACCATTTGAACGATTACCTTTAAGAATCGAATCTTTATGCTGGTATCCACCAACCAGGGACTCTAAGGCTTCGTCAAAGTCCGCAACTTCACCCGGACGTGCACGGGAGAAGATCTTTTGACCATCTGTGCCGTATGCCACGACCTTGCCTTCTTCGATTTTGAAACGGCTGCCGAATTGGGCTTGGACCATGTCTACGGGTACAGCAATGTTGTCTTGAATGTACTTAGAACGAGCGAAGCCACCGCCAATCAGCTCGTTATGCAGTTGCGCCTGATATGCATCACGTTCCTGAATAATTGGCGCATATTTTTCTTCAACCGCTTTAATTGCTTCAGCTTTGACTTTTTCCACCTCACCAGCATCCACCAGCTTTTTATCGTCAAAGTTTTTCAGCGTTTCCATGGCTTTTTTAGCTGCCACTGGATCCTCAATACCTTCAAAGGATTTAAGAGATGTTTCAGCTTTTTCATAACGTTCACGGTTGGTTTTTGCTTCACCATTCAGGCGTGAAATTGTCGCTACGGTTTGTGCTGCGTCATGAGCAACTTCTTTACCGTCATCATGGATATACAGTGGCAAGCCCTGTTCACTCACTTCTGCATACGTTTTGCCATCAATCTGAGTTGTTTTAAGTTTCATAAGTCATCCGACCCTATTTCTAAATTGAGCATCCGCTCGTTACGCTGTCTGTTTCCACTTTCAGCAGGCATAAAAAAAGCACCCTGTTGGGTGCTTAAGTTGAATTTGGTTATTTGGCTTTAAATATGTTGTGATCTGCTGTACAAGCAGCAAACGCTGAAAACCATATTTTAAACCAATGATTTGCAGTATTACGCATTACAATTGCATCAGCTCGACCATTATTGAATTTAGTTTTAATTTCGTATTCCATAGAAAATTGATTGAACTCAAGAACTTTGTGATGATCTTCGAGATTGGTTTTTTCGAATTTCTGTAAAACCTCATGCTCAAAAAGCCATACAGTCCGCTCTAACCCTATTTGTTTTGGCTCTTTAACCATTTTCTACTCGCCTAAAAATAGACCATTTCAGATACTGGTGTTTAACTTAAAATAACTTAACCATTTAATAATTAAAAATTTTTCTATTTTTATTTACTTCATGAACGCTATTTGGCGTAAATTTTAGGACTAAATCATTCACTACATTTTGATCATAATTGTTTGAGTATATTTCAGGATATAAGTTCGCAAGCCTTTGCTTTAAAAGCTGAGATAGCTTCAACATCACTGCTTGACCTGCAATTGTCGGTCTAGATGAGCTGCTTGCAAGTGTTAAAATATGTGAATTACAAAGTTCTACAACCTCCTGACCACTCAAGGGTAACCATATTGTTTCTGAATTTTGTATAAAATACTGAAACAATACAGCTTTCTCGGGGTTTGTGAGATTTATAAGCTTTTGCTCGATTAACCTTCCTTTTTCCTTCCTATTTTTGATATCAGTAATTGAGTGTCGAAAATAAGAAACTATAGATTTAATGCAAAGTACTAAAACTGTGATTACACAAACAAGAAAAACTAGACCAACGTAATTCCTGTACTCACCCTTAATATTTACAAACCCTGTTAACTCAGCCAAACCAAATACATTATAAGAAAGCACGCCTGAAACGATACAGACTACATAAAGAAGGATATTATGTGTTCTGAAAATATCTAGAATTGCTTTTATCAAATTTTCCATAAAAAAATTTTAGAATAATTTTGTATGAAGCTAATTTATCATAAAAATCAGAGTCCCACCGCCTCAAAAGTCTTTTTATCCAAAGCTCTCATCTCAGCCAATGTATAACCACGTTTATTCAGTGGATCAGCAAACTTATCAATACTGTATTCACCCTTCTTATAAAGCTCATACTTCGATTTACCTAGCCAGGTGCGCTGAAAGAACTCATCGGACTGTTCAAAGAACTCCTTAAAGGATGTATTGGCATCCAGCTGGCCAATGAGGTGTTTCCGTTCCTCCTTAGGAATATCCTTAACCTTACGCTCATCCATTACAAATGGGCGCAAGCCTGCGACATTTCCATCCTTATCACAGCCAACGTAAGTCGTCCGGTTATTTGGGTGAACGGGGAAGCGTGGTCGTGCAGGATCATCAATGTGAAATACTTCCCCATCAACTGAAGCGCAGTACTTACATGTACGCCCATCCAGTGTGGCCACTACTTTCACATACTCATATCCGAGAGCTTTATACGTATCAATATAAGTCGCATTGCTGATATGGCTTCTTACTGTCCTGACCTGACGTTCAATTTCAGTTTCTGTCTTCTGCAGTAAACCATCCTTATAATCCAGGGATTTTTTACCTCTGATCCGCTGAATAATCTGCTGATTCGTCTGACCCTGCGAAACCCCATCACGAATGACGTATTCCACTTTCTTGCGAAGATTTGAAGCAATATCAGTAAACAGATAATCGACCAACTGACCGCCGGCAAATGGTGCTTTCTTTGCGGCTTTATAATTCTTCTCGGCATTTACTATCGCAGCGGCACCAGCAATCAACTTCGCAGAATATGACGCTTCATAGACCGCTAAATGCAATGCTGACTTGTCGAACTGCTCGAATAGATCAGCATCAATTGATTTGAACCATTCATTCAGGATGGCCTTAATTTCTTCAATATTTTTGCTGACTTTCGCTTTGCTTGAAAAGTTCAGGCTTTTAAGTGCGTTTCGCTCTGAGTCGCTCAATTCATTCAGAAGTTCCGAAAGCCGATTAAGTTGCCGTACCGATAGCTTGTTAAATTGAGCTGTCAGTTCGTTTACTGCTTGTGATGACGCACGGTAGAGATATGCAGAATGCTGACTCAGCGCATCAACCAGGGCTTTCTGCGCCGATGTATTCATTCTCAATCATCCTCTGTGTCCATGCCACCATCATCCCGCTTCTCGATTTTCTTTATGATGTCTTCCCACTTATCTTCCGGGAATGTTCCGGTCTGCTCATAGTGATACCAAACATACATTGGCAACTCACCAGCCAAGCAAGCTTCATAAATCAATTTAGAGCGTACCGGGTCATACTTAGGCTTATTGAAATCCTGTGCGATAGTGAAACTCAGTTCATTGAATTTGAGGTCATGATTTGCAGTGGCAAATTTGGCACACCACCGCAGTGCATTGGTAAATGCTTCAGAAACATTGGCAACCACAAGCGACAATACCGAATGCTGAATAGAACTGTCGTTATCTGCCTGCGTCGCTGTTTTATTGGCTGATCCGACCTCGATCAGGCGTGCACCAAGTTCCTTCATCTGATTCCACTTGTCCTGCATACGCTCATAGGCAAGGCCATTTTTTTCAGCTTGTACCATTTTTGCGTCTGTAGGAAAGCCGGAACGACTACCAACACTCGCTCCTGATTCTTTCACCATGGCGTACTGCTCAGGAGTAATGTTTGGAAAGCATAAGGTAGGTTGCCCCACAATAAATGCTGACTCTTCCACATCTGCAGTACTTGTGTAGTATGAAAGCTCCATCGTTGCCAGCTCATAAAGCGGTGCAGTTCCAATTTCATCCGAGTTATCAATTGCACCGCAAAAGGTGAACGGTATGTAATCCCATGGATTTCCGTTGTAATCAGTCGGCGTGAACTTCCTGCTCGAAGCCCATTCCCCTTTGTCATTTTTCGTCTGAACTTCAACTGTGTAGACAAAACCAGAATCGGTGGGCTCAAGTGTAAGGATTCTGTATTGCTCCTGCTTTTCTACACTGAATTCTTTCCTGACCATTACTGTTTCAAACAATTTAACGAAGCTCAGCTTTTTCTGATTGCCTACAATAATGTGATCCCAGTCTTCAATATTGGCAGCAGGTATGATGTGAATCATCGGAAAAGCACCGGTGTTCTTCTCTTCCTGCTTGTTCTTGCTTGGACCTATATTTGGGAAGTCCACATACAAACCACAACGGTAATTCCGGCTGATCAATCGTGTCGCTCTTTGTGCACACTGATAGATTGAACGCCCTGAACCATCAGCATTTCGCTCTAGATACTCAAGATCATCAGGGCGCTGAAAAACTGGTGTCTTACCAAATGCCAGACCGATATGGCTTGCCATGGTTCGACTGGTCACACCCGGGAAGATTGCCCGCAAAAGATATTCGCCATAACGCAGTTTTCCATGAGGATCATTCTTTGAAGTAAACAGTGAGGGTTTCGCCAGGTAGGTTTCCCGTTTTGCCTTGATGACTTCCTGACCTTCACAAACATCATCCAGCTTATTCCAGGTTGAAATGTGTTTTTCATAGTCGGCATGTTTTGTTGTAATGCTCATATCAGAATCCAAGAATTGGTATATCAATGTGGGTAACTTGTGGCGCCTCGTTCAACTCATTAAATCCATCGCTACACCCATCCACTTGGTCATCATGTTTACCATTTGGAAAATGCCGCATTTCTTCAATCAATGGCTTATTCCAGATGCCTCGTAACATCTTCACATTCCCAATATTCACCTGAGCAGCAAAAGGTTGCGCCCTGGTGATTTTGTCACCAGATACAGTTTCTGCTTTAACCCTGAAACCAGATAACATGGTTATGAAGTTTTTCGCTTGAGATTTCCCCGCCTGACCAGGGTCTTGTGGTAGCCGGATCATTACTGATTTGCCATCCATCTGAGCTGTTTGCTTGATTGTGTTCTCAACACCATCTGGACCCCACTGACCACGAACCATATCAACGATGTAGATAATGTTATCTTTGGTTTTCAGCATCCGTGGTCCCGCAGTCCAATCTCCCTCATTCTCTGAAGCTGCAAGATCCCATGCACGCACTTCCTTTATGAACTCAGCAGGCAGCGCATCCACAATTTCAATTCTGTCAGGCTTAAAAAAACCACCTGCTGGCGGTGATGGTAATTGACGGTACTGCCCTGAAAACACATAAGGCGCTGCATCCTCCATGACTTTTAAGCGTTCAATTGAATGCTTTTCAGGCCACAACGCTGTTCCATCTTCCTGAATAGCCGGCAGGCAAAGATGCTCCCACTCCTCCCCATTGCCACCATCAAGCAGCCATCCTGCCAAATCTTCTTCATGCAAACGCTGCATGATCACAATGATTGGTGTATCTGGTGAGTTTGTTCGGGACTCCAATGTATTTTGGAACCATTCAATCACGTTGCCACGAATTGTATCTGAGCTTGCTTCACTTGCTTTGTGCGGGTCATCAATTATGATTGCGCCACCAAATTCCTTACGGATCTTACCAGCACCAAAACCGGTAATCGTACCACCGGTCCCTTGTGAGTAGCAGACTCCACCAGCAACTGTGCGCCAGTCATCCTTTGCCTTACTGTCGTCACGTAGCTGAAAATCAGGAAATACGCGCTTATATGCTGTTTCCTGAACCAAATTTCTCGTCTGAAATGCATTATTGGCTGCCAAAGTGGCTGAGTAGCTGATGTGAATAAACTCACAATCAGGCATTCTCCCAAAGCACCATGCCATGAAATTAATGACTGCGAGTTCCGTTTTGGAGTAGCGTGGGGGTACATTAATAATCAGTCGCCTGGTCTTTCCACGAAACACCTTCATTAACGCATCGCAAATGACACGATGATGCCAATTGTGCATCCACTTGTATTTCCGGCGCTCTTTAAACATATAGCGTGAAAAGAAATACAGATCTTCCTGAGCCTCAATTTGAATTGCAAGCTCACGCGTTGGGTCAGTAATCATTTAAAACCTGTTCCCTTGCTGCAAGATAGCTTTCAGTTGAAACATCAGAACTTACAGTCTCTATTGGCTTACCATCTTTACCTGTGATTTCTTGCTTAGTGACACGCCCATCTGTTTCCTGAAATGCCTGTTTCAGTAAATTTTGCTTTGCTCGTTTATTTCGTCCTGAATCCTCATACATCATCTGAAGCTCTTTAAGTCGAAATGCCTTATTAGCGATTGGTATATCCAAGATATTTTCTTGAAACTTCTTCCGCGTCTCGTAAAAAAGGTCTTTTAACTTTTTGCTTAGATTTCGCCCTGCATACTTTGTCGGGTCATAACTATGGCATTGCTTTCTATCGATTTTAATCTTATAGGTTTCTTCTACTGAATCAGCAACTTGTTGAGGTGTTTCAAAGCAAGCAAGAGACTGAACTATAAAGATTTTTACAGGCTCTTTAAGTGCTGCCATAAACTCACCTTTGTCGTGCTACGTCGTACAAGATAGCCAAAAAAAAGAGCCCTTAGGCTCAATTCATCACACAGTTACCACAACACGCTGCAATGTTTGTCTCCGAAACAAATGGAGCATTCTTGGCGATTTCCAATAAACGCTGTACTGAGCTATCAATTCCGTGTTGACGTATTTCACCAAAGAACACTTCAACATCATGTCCAGCCAAGTAATGCTTAGGTAAGCCAGTTACATCGCTATAAATGATCTCACCATCAGCATCACGCTCTACACCGATGTGATACAGCTCGTGTTCAATCAACCGGCAGAAATCTCTGTCAGTGGCTTGTTCACAGAATGCAGCATCAATCGTAATGAGATATACAGGCACACAGCCAAACCATTCACGCATTTGCTGCTCTTGCCGAGCCTTTTTCCATCCACCTTGGTTGAACATCACCTTTTCACACTGCCCAAGTACCATGCGTTTCTTAGACACGGCAGCACTTGATGCCCAAGCGAATGCTAAAAAGGTTTCATCGTCGTGAAGTAGCTCTGCAATATGGTCATGATCAGGGTTATGGAGCTGGCCACCAATAGTCAGCCAGTTAGCAATCACCCAGTCTTTTAACTCCACGGCGGGTGCAAGCAGAATTGCTTCAACTTCCTCAGCTTGATCAATCAAGTCTGTTGGTGGAAAAGGTCTGATCTGTTCCATCTTCTAAACTCTCTAACTGACGTTGAATCCACTTAAGGGCATAGCCTGACTCAATTTGATGCGGCTCGAGACGTTCATGCCTAAAACCCATTTCCTCAGCTAAATTATATTTATTAAATGCATTCGCTATCTTTCTCCCACCACGCCCAACAGCCCAAGGACTGCCTGCTATTTCAATGAGCAGTTTCAAACGCACAATATAGAAATCAAACCGCCAGTTCTTTGTTGATTCAAATTGAAATTTTCTTCGATACCCAATCAAGTTTTCTTCTAATTCCTGAAACAGAGTTTTTTCAGCTTCCAGGTATGCTTCCTTAGCCTTAGGTAGAGACTTGGCACGTGATTTAGCTTTAGGTGGGCGCTTTTGGGTTTTACTGAAATAGTCGTCTGCGTTCATAATTTTCAACCACAAAAAAACCCCACTGTTTCCAATGGGGTTTACCCTCTTATATTCTTGCGCTGATATAAGTTTAGGTATTGTTATTTGTAATAATTAAATAACATGATCAAATTATCAAAAACAACAATATTTGTCTACAAGTTCATCAATAAACATTTCAACCATGAAGTCTAATAATCCAATCACAGTACTAAGACTTTTTGCCACTCAAACCCGACGTAAACAATAGGTAATTACAGTTAATTCATAAAAAGAGTCACATATAACTTGATGCAATTCAATATTTTTGCAATTATTGCGAATAATTAAGCAATATTAACACTAATAAAATTATGGAATTCGCTATTTATCTCGTTTTAACTCTTTTTGTAATTACACTGATTCTTGTATGTTTATGGATTTTTTTAATTTCTGGTGATCATTTTTTTCTATACATTGAAGCTCTATTATTATTGGGTTTAGCTATAGCTATATCTAAATTAAGATCATTATCAAAAGATCCGTTTGCTTAGCAAACGGATCTTTCACTGGACAACCTATAATAAAAAAACCTCCTTTAAAAAGGAGGTAAACTACCATTAATAAATACTATTAATAATGGAGTAAAACCTATACTTGCAATATAGGCTAAGGTTATGTTGCGTTACAGGCAACAGAGCTAGTATAACAAATAAAAAAGGTAATTTGTCACATTTATTTAATTTTTTTTGATAAATATCACACTTTAAGCGATCAACCATCACACCAAACACAAAAGAATATTACTTATTGAAAAAAAAATTTACCTAAAGAGGTTTCAAAAAAAAACCCGTATCGGCATGATGATACGGGCAAAAGGTAAAGTTATCCAATCCTGTACACTGGATAACACAGGTATCATAACTCATAAATTATGAGATTTTCATCACATTATATATCATTATATTAAAATGTATTTTGTTTTCAGGATAAAATCATAACTGATACTCATATAATTTATTATATCAATCGGTATAAATTTAAATTCATTAATTACTCGATACCCCAGAAATAAAGACGATACTTTAAATACTTGAACACTTAGTCAAATATAAGAGCAATTCAAAAATATATGACTTTAATTTTACTAATATTTGTCAATAACAATTTACATTAATTTTTAAAATATCTCGATAAATTTTTTTGGTTTAAGTATTTGAGATTTGAGCACTTATTAATCAAAAAACCCACTTAGTGGTGGGGTATAAGATGTGAATACATCAGAATTAAAATTTGTGATTACGCCTGGTTATTTCGAGATTCTACACACTGCTGTTTTAGTCGTTCCATTGCATCCGGTGGCATTGGGGCTGTCATCATCCCACGATAATTCATACACTCAGGCGTTTCTCTAAATGGCTGTGGTTGATTACTCATGCAACCTGTCAAAACCAGTGCTGAACATATAATGTATTTCATTATCTAACCCTCTTTTTCTATTAATTTTCAGCTTAAACAATTTTTACGGCATGTACTGTATTAAATCTGGCTCGCCATACAAGGTTCACAATTATCAATCCAATAGACAAAAAAATACCCACTTTGGAGTGAGTATATAAACTTTAAATTTTTTGGTTGGTAGCGGGAGCTGGATTTGAACCAACGACCTTCGGGTTATGAGCCCGACGAGCTACCAGACTGCTCCATCCCGCATCAACGAGTAATCGTTATACGCTTAAAATTCATACATAGCAAATAATTATCAAATATTAAGACCTACGGTAAACTGTACATCAAAAATTATCTAAATATGACCACTGTTGGATTCTGTCACAAAAGTTGGATGTAAGTCTCTGTATTTCCGTAATCTGATTTTTTCACTCTTCAAAAAAGACTCTGGTTCTTCTGACCATAGTGATTTTCTTGAATCAAGAGCTGAATGACTTAATGCCCAATCCGAAATATTCCCATACATGAATGTATTGTCAGCGAATATAAATTTAGCTTTCCCATCTGCGTTTATTAAATAAACCTTGTGTGTAGGTAGTGAGCCAAATGTACTGAATTGAGTATAAATATAATTATGAGATTCTGACATAGCACCAACTGCCTTTGTTTTATTTTCATTATAGCATTTTAAGCATTAAAAAAAGCCCACCATTTGGCGAGCTTTAAATTAACTTTAGTGCTTTACATACACTTCGGTCACTATAACAGAAATATGCCACAATGCGTCTAGACAGTCAATTCGATATTATGACGTTCAACATAATTTTTAAGCATAATAATTAAAACAAATTGTTTGATCAAATTTTTTGCATCTTCTTTATTTGAATTCCTATTTTCTCTTAGCGTCAAGCACAATCTTTTTGAAATAGTTGACCTTAAAATTATAACTTTTTCAGGCAGGTCAGGAAAGCATTGAGATATAACCTTCTCAATGTGTTTAAATTCCACCCCTTTACATAAAGTAACTCTATAATCCAACATATTTTATCCTTGTCGCAATCGTTTATCATGACCAGCTAAGTAAAATTTAGCACAACTTACCATAATTGCCGCCTGAGCCTTTGACTGATTGGTCTCATTCGCAACTCTACTCAGCCCTTTATTTTCAACTTTATTCTTTATCAAGCACAAAAGTGCAAACTTAGTCGTGTAATCAACACTATCGCTTTTTAAAATACTTCGTAGTAAGGCATGTACATGATCTGCTTCTGCATCAGATATCTCACAAGTAATAAAAGACTTGAAATTGCGAGGAGTTGTATCAGCCTCCATAATCTTCCAATAGATTTGATTTACATGAAGACCATCTGGCAGGTCACCGCCTTTCATGCGAACGGTCTCGCACCATGCCCCAAACTGTTCCAGCCAACCATCAATTGTAAATTTTGACCAATCCATTTCTTTAATTTTTGCCGCCGCATTCATACCATCACTCCATCAACCGTCTGATTTCTTCAATCGCCTTACCGCTTTTCACCTGCTCAGTGCTGTATCGATACACTGAATAACCCAACAATGCAGCTGAGTTATATTTCTCCATGTCTGCTATATATCCTTTACCTCGTGTATGCCTCCCATTGCTCCAAACCCCACCCTCAACTTCGATCAGTATCTTTGTATCCACCAGGTGAAAGTCAGCCCGCCATTTGCGCTCCGGGTTAAATCGGAACTCCTGCACATATTCAATTTTGTGCGCTTTAAGGTGCTGAGATAGAACCGCTTCCCCCTCACTCACTGCTTTAATTTTTTTCACCGATACACAGCGCTTCACACGTCGTGGTTTCAGATAATTTGCTTTGTAGTCAGCTATCGAGATTGACTTCAATTACATGCCTCTACATCATCGATTGCTTGCCTCATTCGCTCTACTGTGCATGAATACCCAGCTGCAAACCGCTCGTTGAGCTTTTCAACACTATTGGTCTCGTACTCCTGTATCTGAGCTTTTGCACTTTGTAAGCACTTTTCAACACCAACAGATGACAAATTAAAAAAGTCCTCCAACAGTTTGTGACTCTCTACAATTTGCTTTAAGTCATAAACGCAAACATCAAGCCAGGCTTTTTCTTTACCTGCATACAACCCGATGTCAAAACAACAATCTGCACACGGGTCAAAAGTCTTGAACGTAAAGTTCGGATCACCCTCAAACTGCTCTACAGAGTTTTTTATTCGATCTACACCCTGTTCTTTGATAAATGCGTAAACCTCATCTTTAAATTCTTTTTCATGCTTAACCATCAGTTTGCCCCCTGTATTTCATTAATTCTTTTCCGAATCGTTGATCTTGAAATACCTAAAACCAGAGCAGCTTCAGATTGATTACCTCTGCACATAATCAGAGCCTCACTGATCAAGGCTTTTTCAACTGCTGCATAAGCCTTAGCCATTGCTCCACCCGTATGACCCTGGATGAGGTTTGCGGCATCTATTCGTGTGATCTTCATACCCCACTCTCCATCTGTCTGCGGATCCCGATTGGTACTACCACCCCATCTAGGTCACATGCATTCAGGTATGCAGCTTTGTCATCAAACGGATCCGGCCAGTACGTGTCAATTTCAGGCTGCTTTGCTTTGGCTTTCAGTTTTTGAGGTTTATGAATCTGCCGATTATTAACATTCAGCTTTTGCTTCAGTGCTTCCAGTGCACGCTGTGCTTCTTCTCTGACAACAGGTACATGCTCTTTTTTTTCATTGTTCCAGGTCAGTTGCTGTGGCTCCTGGTACCATTGCTGCACCCGTCCCTTCAGTTGCGCCTCAGCAAGATACTCATCATAGAGACGAACAAACTGACGCTTTGCTTCGTGCATTTCGCCATCAGTGATCAAAAGCATGACCTGGTCCAATGCAAATTTTGCAATCGTAGTAATTTCCTGGTACTGAAAAACGTCCTCAGAAATCTGCACTGGTTCGTGCTTCATGATCCGGGTGTATTCACAGGCTTTGACCCAAGCTTTCTGACTGTTCCACCAGTCCTGACCTACGCACAGCTCCTTGAACTCAGCAAAGCTCGGCATGAATTTTTTACCTGTCGTGCTGAGTAAAACAATTCCACGGTCAAACTGCTGTTTTGATACCCCCGTCAGCGAGTTGGCAACAATCTGTTCAACCATGGTCAATGGCACAGCATTAGGTCCATCAAACGGGAAGTTTTTATTGAACTGCGATGCATACAGCGTGCGCAGAGTTGCAATCAGAAACTTGATGTCTCCCTGGTTTAACTGATTCATGGCTGATACACCCCCATCTGATAACCATCCGGAGTGACATCAATCACATCGTCCGGCTGATGGCCATTGAACATGTTTGCAAAATAACCAGATTCAGAATGACCTGATGGCTGGACAGGAGTCTGTGTAAATTCAGGCTTGGGCTGAAATACTCCCTGATAATTCCCAATGATTGAGTTTTCCAGGGACTGATTTGCCAGTACTCCAAATGACTCCAGTTTTTTCAGAATCAATTTCACGGCGTTTTCAGAAATTGGTTTTTTATTGCTGTTGCGCATCCCAACAAACTGAGTCCACAAATCACGATTTACGTTTTCAGGTAATTCTGCCTGAGCCGGATCATAAGAATTTCCAGATTCAACTTTTGGATTTTCAGAAACACTCTGACTTTTTTTATTTATTTTTTTATTCTTTGTAGAGTTGTTTTTGATAGTGATACTTTGTGTGTAAAAAATTTTTACTAGCAGAGGTAAAATATTTTTACTGGTGTAGTTAAAATTTTTAACCAGCAGGGGTAAAGATTTTTTACCATCATTTGCCTGTTTTTTAGCTAGTAAAAATTCTTTACCAGGGAACTTCAGCACCAGTCCAATGCTCGTTTCTTCACCAAGTTTATAGGTGTTACCGTGAAATGTGCTTTGAAGCTCAACCACTAGCCCCACCTTTACGAGTTCACGAAGACACTTGATTACTGTCGGTCTGGACTTGCCTGTTATCTCTTCAAACTGAGTTAAGGAGATGGAATCCATCTCTTTGTTCCAGCCACGGGTCTTGCGGCAGATCACAAGATACAGCTTGCATGCCGCATCAGATATTTTCCCAAGCACTTCGTCTACAAAAGCATTGGGTACCTGGAATGAATTTGGAACAAACTTACTCATACCTCACCAACCTTAGGCTTCAAATACCCACCAAATGAAATAACCCTGTCAGCCCTAATCAGACTGGTGATTACCTGCTCTGCCAGCCAGATTGTGATTCTGAAGCGGGATGCCATTTTTTGAGACAGCTCAACCTTTGTCACGGCGGCATTCTTTTCGTCATAGCCTTTGCTTCGAAGATTGCTCTTTTTGCGTTCATAAACCTCTCTGAGCAACCTTAGTGTCGGCTCATAGAAAGACTGGATCTGTGCCTGCTGACGATGATCAGCCTGTTTTTGAAAATGACTGTTCATGACACCTCCGCTAAAGCCTGTTCAGCTTTGGTTAAGCGACGTTTAGCATTCAACTCCATAGCAGATGCAGTGCGTATCAAATGGCTAAGTGCAAAGTTTCTATTGCCATCCAACAGCACACCATCGCCCTGCACTTTATGTACAGTCATTAAGACATCCGGTTTATGTGGATCTGTGAAAACAACAACATCACCGGCAATAAAATCCTGTTGATTGTCTTTACTTTTTTGTTGTGCTACATTTGATTCCATATTCAATTCCCTCAAAGTGTTGAATTACCGAAAGCCTGATGTAAGAGATCAGGCTTTTTTTATTTAAATAAGATCCGCATATAGTCAGGCGAGCTAAAAGAATTACTAAGAAACACTCGTGTTGCCTCTGCAACTTCAGGCGAACAATAGACGTCATTTGCATTCACCACCTTTAATCCAACAGCGCTCAACAATCCGCTTAAAAGCTCAATATCCGTCAAGTTATTGGATCTCTTGTCATTTTTCATGCGTGAAAGCGTACTTGCATCCACCCCTAACTGCTCAGCAACCTTGCTTTGGTTGCTAGAATTAACAGCCTTCAAAATCAATGAAGCGTTATTGATAGCGCTTGCAGGTAGTTCAATTGATAATTTGCTCATGGTTATCCTTAAGCAGCACTTTCATTCTGAATATTTGGATTCAAAAACAAGTGTGGATATTGGAGTTTTACTTTTGCTGGTATTCCACGTGTCATCCAGTTCTGGACTCTTTGCTTATCTTTGTAGCCAAGTAGCTCAGCCACTTTGGTTGAGCCGCCAAGCTTTAAAAGGGTTTCTTTATCAGCTTTGATTGACATATAAGCCTCATTAAACATTTGTTTAACCAATATTAAACACAATGTTTATTAGTGTCAATTCATTTGTTTAACACAAAATGTTTACTTTATGGATAATTAAGATCTAATGTTTACTGATTTAATGGGCACTGAGATGAAACCTGAAATTGCGCCGCACGCGTCTGTAGTGCGGTTGCTTGAGGCAAGCGGATTAACACAAGAAGAAACCGCTAAAGCAATAGATGAGTCTCCGCAAACAATTACAAATTGGAAGAAACGCGGTGTATCTAAATCGGGGGCACTTAAGGCGGCAGCCAGTTTTGGTGTTTCTGCTAACTGGATACTTTCTGGCATTGGTGAAAAACATAACAACAATGTCAGTAAGGTGACTGAATGGGATGAAAATACGCCTATTGATAATGATGAAGTTGAGATCCCTTTCTATAAGGAAGTCCTTGTTTCATGTGGTTCTGGTTCGCTTGTTGAAATCATTGGAAATGAGACGCGAAAACTAAGATTAAGTAAGTCGACACTGCGGCAGTATGGGGTGGAAAGCACTAATGCTTATGCATTAACCGCATTTGGCGATTCAATGACCCCTGTTATTAATAATGGGGCAACTGTTTACGTAGATGTTGGGCGCACAAGCATAGTCGATGGGAAGATTTACGCTATTAATCATGGTGGTCTTTTTAAGTTTAAATACTTGTACCGTATGCCTAAAGGCGGCGTGCGCATTGTTAGTGCGAATAAAGATGAGTATCCAGAAGAAATCCTGACAGCTGAAGATATAATGGATCAAGATTTTTGCGTTGTTGCTTATGCATTTAACGTTCAAAACCCACTACCATAAACATTTTGTTTTTAAAGGGTCGCTTTTAGCGGCCTTTTTTTATTTCTGTTTATTGTGCTGAAAACAACAAAATACACATTTGTTTATTATTTATGTTGACTGATGTAAACATAGTGTTTACTATAAATCTCGTACCCACAAAAAAGCCCTGTTACTTTCGACGGACACAGGGCTTTGCAAACTTGCGAGATCAATTATGAACGTAAATTCAAAACCAATCAACTTTATTGCGGTGGCAGCCACTGCCGCGATATTCACAGCAGGTGCAATCGCATTTGCTTACCCACCTGAATACAGTCGCCCTGCTGCTGTTGTTCCAGATGTACAACCTGCTGTTACCACTGTTGCTGCTATGCATCTCAATGATGAATCAGGCACAGCGGTAGTCCGTTTAGATGGCTTCACACTTGATGTCAGCTTTGACTTTGAACGCATTGATGACTCGTTTGGAGCACCTGGAAGTGAGTTCACCAATGCCGAAATCACAAACCTCGCTATAGACAACGTCACCGATGAATCAGGCTACAAAATCCCTGATTTCACAGACTTCAATGACAATCGTGCAATCAATCAACTGCTCGTTGCTCACATGCTGCAGTTCAAACTTTTGGAGACTGTCTGATGATTAACGTAAAACAAACCATCTCTCCTGCAATGGTATTTGAGGCATTGGGGAAAGGTATAAAAATCGACTTCTCTGAAGTCGGCTGCAATGAGTGGACTGAAATCAGCAGCTCTGCACAGATATCTATTTCTGATATCTACAGTGGTTTTCTTGAATTTCGCTTTACACCTGGTATGGATAATTTCTTTGACCGAGACAAAAAGAACCGTGAATCAAACTATCTTGCGGCATTTGCAGGACTCGATGGTGATCGGAATGAGCGCTATCGGGTTGGGAAAAGAAGTACTTTTTATTACGTTTTGAAGCGTACTGATAATGACTCTTTTCCTCAGCAGCTGAAGGGGTTTGATCTTTATCTCGAGCAAAATGGTTCCTTGAAACTCGTAGATAAATCAAAAATCCAGGACTGGATTATTGCGGCAATCAGTAAAGCACGCACAGCCAAAAACAATGCTGAATACAATCAGATTCTTGAAGATGCCGGACATTTTTCCACACCGGAATATAAAAACTGGAAACGCAATCATCCACGTCGTAGCGCTTAAGGGGATTAATTATGGCTATTCCTATTATTACAGCTGATCAGGCTTTGAACGTAAGTGCAATTATCACTTACATCTATGCGGATCCAGGGCTTGGTAAAACTTCTCTTGGTTTCACTGGTGATAACGCTGTTTCCTTTGACTTTGACCGTGGTGCTCATCGTACCGGTGAGCTTCGTCGCGGAGCTGTTGTACCTGTTCAGCAATGGTCAGATGTGGCGAACCTTACTCCTCAGGATCTTGCTCCATTCAATACCATCGTTATTGATACTGTGGGTGCGATGCTTGAAAGCATTAAAACCCATTTACTCTTAACAGCAAACAACCGGCAAAAAGACGGGGCTCTGAAGCTTAAAGCTCAGGGTCTTGCAAATCAGACATTCAAGCAATATGTGAACACCCTGCTCAGCCTGGGCAAAGATGTCGTTTTCATTGCCCATGCTTCTGAAGATCAGAATGGGGATCAGGTGATTTACAGACCTGATCTCGGTGGTAAAAACCGTAACGAGCTATACCGTATTGCTGACATCATGGGCTATATGACCACAGTCACAACCGGCGAAGGTAAGAATGCCCGTGTGATCAGCTTCAAACCTTCACCAACGCATCATGCGAAAAACTCTGGCGCACTGGGTGGCGAAGCGGGTGAAGTGTGGGTACCGGATCTTAAGGAACATCCTGCATTTCTTGCTGAGTTGATTGCATCTGCCAAACAGCACATCAACACACTGACACCTGCACAACTTGCTCAGATCAAAGCATCTGAAGAACTTGAGAACTGGAAACAAAGCTGCAGTGAAGCAGAGCATGCCGGTGATCTGAATCAGCTGACTGAATCACTTCAGCTGCTCGTTGAATCCAAGCACATGTACGCAGAATCAATGCGACAGCTGATGTTGCTCAAGGCTCAGGAACTTAACTGCAAATACAACAAAGAGTCATCAAAGTGGATGAATCCACCTGAGTTTAACGCTATCACAGATGCTCAGCGTGATGAGCTTCAGGCGTTTATTGATGAACGTGGGCTTGATACAAAAACTGTCTGTGAACATCTGGGGATTGATGCTCTGACGCAAATTGATGCTGCTCAGTTTACGGCAGTAAAGACTGATATCGACAACCTGGCGAAAGAAAGCATATAAGGAATAATAACTATGAACACTTTAAACAGCAGTGAAGCATTTGCTGCATTAATGGCTGGTAAAAATATCCTGTGTCGTGCTGTCGGCGAACTAATGGATTTTGATGATCTGAACCAGTTTCCTGCCACTGTCTTTGCTATGTCAGGTTATGAATACTGTATCAAGCGTGATTCATTATCTTTGGCTGATATTCTCTTTACCAAACCAGTTGCACCTCATGAGCTTGAAAGTGGCCAGGAGATCTACATTGTCATGCCGACATGCATTCTACGCACGACATGCGACAGTGAACATGCTGATATCCGACTCAGTGTAGCGAATGGATTTGCTCAACTTGATGAAGAAAATGCAAAGCTTCAACTGCAAGCATTCGGTAAGACTTTCGGCAATATGATTTCTGAGATTGAAGTCAAAGACGGTTTTAACGATAAACCAAAGAAACGCACTCGTAGAACCAAAGCTGAAATCGAAAATAGCCAAAATTCAACATCAAATGATGTCGAAGAAAAGTCATTTCAGAGTCAGTCAAATATTCGGGGCATTGAACAAGATTCTTTTACTGCAGCATCACAGGTACCAGGTCAGAAGTTTATCGATATGTGGTTAAGCCGTGCCAAGGATGAGCCTACGCGCCGAAATCTTGATCTAATGAAAGCAAGCATGAATCACAACTGGGGTAAGTTGGATCATGATCATCAATTACAAGCCCGTCAAATATGTGCTGATTACGAGGCTTTAGTAGAACAAACTGAAAGCGGAGTGATTGAAACTGATCCTGCTAAATTAGTTGAAAAGTTCACGTCGCAAATTCAAAAATTTACTAAAACTGATGATGTGCTCTCATTCCGTCATGTGTTTTTGGCCAACGGTCACCTGGAGCGGGAGCAGCATCAACACTTATGCAAACTCACAGAAGACAAGTTGCTTGAGTTGGATCCTGAACAATATGCTGTCCGAGTGGAAGAACCTGAAGATGCTATCGCTAATCTCAAGAAAATGCAGATGGAAGCTGAAGCTCTCGTTATAGATCCTGCTGTTGAAGCAAAAACTCCTGAGCAATCTGTTCAATCAATCAAAGATGCTGAATATGAATCACTGTTCGCTGAACTTGAAGAACGTGCTCGTAATGCAACCTCTCCTGCAGAAGCGAATGCGCTTTATAAGTACACGATGAAATGGACTGAAGAACAAAGAAAGCCGTTGATGACCGTCATCAATGCACGGTTGCTTGAACTTAATCAGCAAAATAAAACTGAACCTACTGCTCCACCATCACTCATGGTCCAGATTCAGAATGCACCGGATCTGACTGCACTGGATGCTCTTGAGATAGATGTTTACTCACGTCACGTTGATATACAGCCAAAGTTGATGGGGTGTGTAAAACAGCGCCGCTTTGAATTGCAGAATCAGGCAAGCGAGGTGGTGTCATGATCTGTCCAGCACAACTGATCCCTGCTTTTACTATGTTTATTGCAACTGATGGCTACAAATGTGTCATCAACAAGATTGTCGGTGAGGCTGTATTCACTAAAGCAAATAAGCCTGGTCTTAAAATTGACAGATTTGGAAACATGAATGAACCAGCTCAAAAACGTTATGAGTTATTTCTGAAATTATGGCTAAAGAATGGCAAGGCTTTTGTGCTTCGTCTTCAGGCTCAAGCGATTATGTTGAAGGTGGCGTGATGGATATTCAAACTGAACAACAGGCTTTTGAAAAATGGGCTTTTCAAGCTTCTCATGGTTGGGCTTCATTTAATAAGGATTCTGACGGGAAGTACTGGCCAGATAAATTAAATCTTGCCTGGGGTGCGTGGAAGGCAGCAAAAGAACAGGCTGCTACAGATTGGATATCAGTTAATGATGTGGGTCCACCGATCGATGAAATGGTTTTAGTTTGCTGGAACCAGCATCCAGATGTAGAACCTGAAAAGGAATACATGTCTTTAGATGAAGACCTAAGCGAGTACTGGCCTAATTGCGTAGATGAACCGCCTACCCACTGGAGGAAAATTCCACCACCGCCAAAACAAGCACAGGAGCAAAGTCATGATTGATGTATGTGATGTTTGTGGAACTCTGTCTGATAATTGCACACATTATGAATCGATGATTATTTGTGATGTGTGTGAAGATGATTTTGATGGTATGGCCGAAGCAAACGATGCTTGCGCTGAATTGGGTGCTTACGATGAAGATCAGGAGCAAAGTCATGAGTGAACAAATGGTTAAAGGAAAAGATAGTGACTTACTTCAGGCGATCTTCAATGAAGTACAGGTTCTAAAGAAAACATTTACGCAGCAAAATGAGCGACGCGTAGGTCGAGCTGAGTTTGCAAAATTATTAAATATTGAACCTGAAACTCTGGATGCTAGGATTAGAGAAGGTCGTTATACAAAACCGCATAAGGATGGTCGAAAAAGTTACTGGCTCAATTCTTATGTCCAGTCTGTAGTTCTGGATATTTGA